GCTTCTTGGCATTGTTATCAACACCGGGATAACTGTACGCATCGCCCTGCGTGTCCTGGGGGCTTGCCTGCCCTCCTGTGACCACGTTGAGCGGTGTGATGATATCCTCGCCCTGTCCGTCAGGAAGAGGCGGAAGGTTAAGCTCTGCACGAACTTCGTCACGCGTGAGATAAGGACCTCCGACAGCGCTCTGATAGATAGATGCACGCTCTTCAAACGAACCTTTGAGCTTTTCAGTCAGGTCAAACTCGACATAGGTCTTTTCGTAATCTTCGCCGATCATAGGAAGCAGGAACGCGTTGATCCTCTGCTGTACCATCTGGATATCAGGACCGAGACATTCCGCATATAATGCGCGAGCGTTGTCTTTGCTTGATGCGTATGTCTGTGTGTTTGAGTGCCAGATCAGTGAGGGGTTAACTCTGTATGCAGCTGCAACCTCTTCTCGGGAGAAAACTACGGACTGGCTCCATTCCTGTTCTTTGAATGAAGTATTAAACGGCTTGATCTCCATGCCGTCCTCCATGATCGGGATCGCTCCGGCCTTTGAGCCGTTTCCACTCCATGCTTCACGGAAGGCAGCCGCCCATCTTTGTTTAGTCGGTTCATCCCATGCTGCTACGTCCTTCGGCCTGATGATCTGCGCGTTCAGTCTTCCGGATGACTTCCAGAGCTGTCTGCGGAAGCGTCCAGCCTCGATCTGTTCCTGGAGTGTCTGCCTCAAGGCACTGATCGGGCTCAAATAGTCGCCAGGATGTCCCGGGCTGTATGTTTTGAACTGCAAAAACTCAGTATCAGGAATTTCGACCGCTTCAGTTCCTGTTTTAGCGCAGACTTTGATCGTTCCGGGTTTATAGGGTGTGCTTTTTGTTGAACCTATTACCCAGTTGCTTGGGATGATGTGAAGATCCCAGTTGCTTGCGCTTTTATTGCTCGGAACTAACCAAACATAAACGGCACCAAAAACATAAAACTCCGTCATTAAGCCACGGATAAATTCATACTGTGTTTGATAATCGTTTGGTCTCCAGAGTAATTTAGCAGCGACACTATCGCGGTCGCGGACTCGTTCGTTTTCACCTTTGCGAGTGTAGACCTTGATCGGGAGCTGTGACATGCTCGCAGCCAAGAAGTCAACGACTGCGCGAAGGTTTCCCTGTGTGCGGTATAGTTCTACAGCTGTGAGGTTTAGGACTTGGGTGTCTGTGTTGCCTGTCAGTGTGATGTTATACACTGCCGGCTTACTGACCAGCCTCCACCTTTCGAAAATGCTTGGCATCTTTTTGATACCTCCTAAAAGTTAAGTATTGCTAAACAAATAAGCAGGTTGTTCCAGAAGCGTAGACTGATTCGTAGATCTTCCGCTCTTTCTTCGTTATCATCGTCGCCCCGGCGAAAGCCATCGCCACAGCCATCAATGGACTGATATCGTCCGGGCTCTTTGTTCTATCCGGGAGCATGACACCGCCGCCCAGGTTCCTGAGCTGGCAAGTCCTTCCCGGTGTATCAAGTACAGGCTGAGGTAAGTGGAAGCACTTAACTCCTCCCCTGTTTTCAGGTGCGCATGCGCTGATTGCATCAAAAAAACGATTCCATCCTGCTGACAGATCAGGACCTTCCTGCGCCAACCTTGTAACCCCGTCAATAGTGCAGATCTGTTCAGCCAGTCCGGAGACCGGTGCGCCTCTGCCCTGAAACGCGAGTTTCATTTCTTTATATTTCGGAGCTCGCGCCCTGAACCAGTCGACAGCCCACTCTGTTCCGATCCGTCTCTCAACGATCTCGGCGTGATAGTTGCCATCTTCACGCAGTCCGCAGACTGCTATGACGGTCCACTTTCTATCTTGTGACATGTCGATGCCCCAGAAGAGTTCACTGTCTTCCCGGATGTAGCTCGTTTCGTCTACACCTCCGAGCCAAGCCCCTTCCGGGAACGGTTCGGGGAGTATAGTCTCAACCTGCTGACACATGCACTCACTCCTAAACTTTGCCTCTGGGAACGTCTCGCGGTTTGCGAGCAGTGCCCTCAATGTCAAACGGCCATAACCGAGCGCAGGGTTTGCCTGAGCCAGAGCTTTGAGGTCGTCTGTTTTTGCCTTATCTTCTGCCGACCACTCGAAGAGTCCGAGAGTGTCGCTGTCGATATCTCCACCGAAGTCATGAGCAGCTGCGCCTGTCATCTTCTCGATCGCCTGCGATCTCAACTGACGGAGCACGATGCTGTCGGGATCGCCTGCGTTTGTGAAGCCCATGATGATCCCGTTCGGCTTTGCGTTTATGGAAGCACCGGCGGCGCTCCATGTTTCCCAGTCTCGAAGCTCACGGACCTCGTCGACCATAACTAAATCATTAGAGTCGCCACGTCCTGCTCGTCTCGTAGGTGCGCCGACTTTATAGGTACGGCGATCAGTGAGCACGAGCTTCTTGCCGCCGTTCCTTCTTGCCACGTTCTCGATGTCAATGTTCAGGGCTTCATGAGTTTCCTGGTCAAGAATGACCGCCTCCCAGACTTCTTCAGCCTTTTCCATTGATAGCGAAGTCCCGAAGACGTTTTTGACTCGTAGCACATTAAGAAAAAACGAAGCTATCACTTTGGACAGCTCCGTCTTGCCGTTTTGTCTTGATACCAGCACGAGGATCGTGCGGAACCTGAAGCGCCAAGTCTTTCGGAGATCGCCGACGATCTCCAGCATGTGGATCAGTGCCCACTCTTGCCACGGGTATAGAACCATGCCGAGGATGGTCTTCGCGTACTCGATGGCAGCGAACCCGAGGGATGTGTTAGGTGTTAACCTTCTGAGTGGTTTAGTCCAGAGCCTTGGCTCAGTCTTGCCGAGTATCTCAGCCAATCTTGAAAGAGTTGCGGAGTGACTCCACAGGTGAAATACTTGCCTCGGTCTTGTTTTCTTCAAGTATTTCCTTGAGGTTGTTCAAGGCGCTCGCATAGTCGCGGACTGTCGCCCTGAACTCCTGAACGAATGGGTTAACTCGTTGAACTTCTTCACCGGTTCCCAGTGTCACCTTCTGGCTGAGCGATTCGGTTTTGTAGATCGGGATCTGCTGCTCGATCTTTTCCTGCATCGTCAGGACCGCGTTCGCCAGGCTGATCGTCTGCGCCCGGAGTTCCGGGCTGACTCTCTCACAGAGCTCCTCGGCTTTTGACTTCTGTATCGGCTGCACCGCTTTCGGTTTAGTCGATCGCTTCGTTGTCTTGGCCTTGGGCTTTGCTTTTGGCTTTGCCACTTTCTTCGTTGTTGTCTTTGTTGTCTTGGTCGCCTTCGTCGGCTTCCTGGTCGTTTTCTCTTTTGTCATAACATCACCGCCTTAGTGTGTGCCGCCTTGTTTTTAAGGCTTGGCAACTGCAAGGCTCACAGCTTTCGCCCCGTCGGGCTATCCAAGCCAAAAAAATAATTTGAGTTTCTCGGGGAGGGAAATGCCTGCAGGCGGTCGGAGGGATTTCGCTGCAGGTTTCCCAAGATTTGAAGGCCCTACCCTTCTGGTCACCAGATTCGCGACCGCTGACCGATCGCCATGTCTTGCGAGCCCGTTCCCCTTTGTCTGTTGCAACGCATATGGCTCGGCGCAATGTTGTTCAGGTCGAGCTCTAGCTCGGGGGCCACCACATAGGGAACGATGTGATCCGGTTCCCAGGACAGCGGCGCAGTTGAAGGTTGCAGCGAGTAGTCAATTCTCTCGCCACAAATATGACACGGTGCGCGGCTACGTCTGTCACGATCCCATGCCAACCTTCTGACCTTCTGCCACCTTGATGTATTCTTACTGCGTTGCATATATCTCACCCCTTTGGGTGTGGGTGTCTCGCGCTTGTGCTTGAGAGCACCCCATCGCTCTATTTCATTCCAAACTAAAAGCCCCCAGGGACCGGCCAAGGGGCTTCTACTTAAAAGGAAGATTTGAATGAGGATGCGCAGCATGTGGGTGATAAATAATTGAAGCGCATCGCCATCTAATCAATTCATTATTACCATAAAACTAACTATCATTTACTATCAATTTTTGATATTGTTTCATTCATCGCCTGAGCGAGCTGACTGGCGAAGTCTCGGGCTGTAGTTGCGGCGAGGTTAATGGCTTCGCCCATAACCGTCATTGTGTTGCTTAAAATCTCGGGGAGTTGGGCAAGAACGTCACCGATTGGGAGCGCTTTGACGAGGTCCCAGTGGTTTGCCTTCATGTGTGCCCTACATTTCTTAAACGACCAGCCTGTCAGGCTGTGCAGTATCTTGATGTCTTTGTTTCTGCTCATTTCGTTGTTGCCTCCTCCAGTGCTGCCAGTCCTCTTAAAACGTTTTCAGCTATCTCCAGAGCTTCCTGATCGCCTTTGACATAGCAACCTCCACAGTGTGCGTGATATCTTCTGATCGTGTTGATGATCTCCGCCGCTTCTTTATTTGTTTTTTTTACCACCTCATTGAACGCATAAAATCACTTGTTATGTGAATCGTTGTAATCTGGTTACACTTCTGACACTTAAACATAAGTATTCCGGTCATATCTTTCGGTAATTCTTCATACATAACAGAATTGTAAATGTGATTACATTCAAGCTCTTTCTTTTCTTCATCGGTTCGATAATCAGTTCCGCAACAATCACAAACCTTGCCGTTTATTGCTCGGCCACAATTTACGCAAATCATTCTGCACCTTCTTCCTTGTACGGCTCCGGGAGTGGCATCCAAGCGAGGACGTTGTCAAAGTCGCCACGCTCTTCGAGACCGATGCCCTCATAATCATCAAATTCAACGACATCCTTCGAAACTCCCCACGGTGTCGATATAAGGATCTCCTGACCATCTTCAGGCATGGGGCTGTCGAAGACTTTCATATCTTCATATACGGCATCTTGGCCGTATTTAATAAAGAGCTTAGTCTTCTCTTCTTCTGTCATCGGTCGCATCCTGATAGGGATCCACTGCGGCACGTCCTTGCTGCGTGCTCTCCAGCCATCTTCGTAGCCCCTCCGATATTGATCGCGGTCATATGCCAGGGCGCGCTTCAGTTCATCCTTGTCAATATTGACGCCCATCTGCTCGAAGATTGTTGCAGTGATCTGGTTCTCACGCTGCTCTTCAATCTGCTCGGCGATCTTTCGGATCTGCAACGTGACCGGACTCTCGTAGTCCTTCGCCCAATCATCCGGAAGTTTTAACTTGTTATTATCCATCTGTCTCACCCTCCTATTATCTTGTGCAAGTGCTGACCACGATAGCGTCGTCTTTTGCTTCCATTAAGTGAACGGCCATATCAAGAACACTGTCGCCAAGGATCTCGTCAGGGTCAGCTGCGACCGGAATGATAACGTCAATCTGTCCGTCAGCAGGATCCTCGTCGAACGTGATGCGGAGCTCGCTGGTTATGATGGGACACAGGTCTCTGATTGTTATTGTGTTAGCTTTCATTTTGTGCCTCCCTTCTTGTTGTTACCGATCCACGCCAGAGCTACCACTGTGACGCATATGATCGCTGTTATGATGATTGCCTTCATGTTGCACCTCCTAAATTTTCGAGCACGGTCGCCATCTGCTCCAGCATTGTCCTGTGAATTCTATAGACCTGTGCGATGGCTACATGTTCCAGCTCTGCGATGTTTTCCCACTTGAGTCCGTTGATGTATCTATCAACTGCGACCGCTCTCTGTGCAGGATCCTGCAGCTCACTGATCGCCTTCCTGGTCTTTGCAGTCTCTTCGACCAGCTGGCGCTTTTCTCTCTCATATCTCTCACGCAGCTGAGACATTTCGAGAAGAGTGTCCTCATGTCTCTGCCTTGCTGCATCCGAGTCATGGCACTCGCTTCCGTCACTCTCATACTTTGCGACACCGTTCCCGAGTCTGTCCTGGAGGATCTCAAGCATGCGCTGATCGGCTTCGACTTGTTTGTTCAGGTTGTAGTTTCTATTGAGCCATAACTTTGCTCTGTATGCTCTGTTAGTCATTAAGTCCTCCCTTCAGCTCTTCAATGGTTATGTGGATCTCTGCCTTCTCTGCATAGCGCTTTGTGACGTGAAGCTCTACCACTTGAGCATCATCGTGCCAAAACTTTTCCTGTGTCATTACATCGGTCAGTTCCTTGACGTAGTTATCACAGTCCACTCTCGTAGGCTTGTACTGACCCCAGAGCTTTTTATTCTTGACATCAAAAAATAAGTTGATGGTCAGCTTGATCGGTCCCGTGCTCGGCTCTTTGGGTTTGTATGGTCTCACGCCGAGGATGAACTGCACGCGTGCGTCATTCATCTTTGCAGTCCTGAAGTGATGCACATACGGGACTCTTCTGCCGTTGACGATCTTGTACTTGATCGTTTCACCCTTCTGCTGCGCTGTACCGGTAGGCATGCCTCTGTCAAAAGTCATTGTTATGTTAGTCTTCATTCTTCCAGAACCTCCTGACAGGCTCCAACGTCTCGGGATGCCTTTGATAGAATTCATCGAGTGCGCTGCCTTCTCCGTCATCCGTTAACCATTCACAGAGTGCATCGATATATTCGTCTGCGAGTTCCTTATTGAGTGGGAAGACTCTGCACGGTGTGATCCGGATCTCGTTCGGAGGTGCCTCGATCTGTGTGAGCCTGACCCATTTAACTGCTTCAAGAAGCTCCTGGGGGCTCGGGTGCCACTTGCTCGTTGCGACACAGCGCTCAGCTGCCTGCATGACGTCTTTGAGGTCATAGTCCGCGAGCATTACGCTATAGGTATTAACACGCTGCGCAAGCTCTGCCTGTGTCGCCTTGCGGTCCTGCGGATATGCCGAATGTAAGAACTGGACCAGCTTGAGGGTTTCCTTTATATTCATTTGTCACCTCCTGCCATCCTTAGCACTTCATTCCAGTCGACTTCGTTGTTGATCGTAGAGGGCGGACAGTGTCCCGGAGCCTTCTGGTTCTCTTTTGCCTTCTTTTCCCAGGTGATGACCGCCGCCTTCCAGTCCTTCATGGGTGTCCCCTTGCCGAGCTTGAAGCCTCTGGCCTTGTAATAGGCATACCAGGCTTCGGGATCGATTCCGTTATTACGCTCTTCACAATAGGCTTGAACTTCTTCCAAGGTCGGAGGGACAAATTTCTTTTGTATGTTTTCTTTTACATTAGTCCTTTGTATATTTATTCCTTGGTATTTATTAGTATTTAGTAATGGTTCGTTTTTCCGCACTCTGGATATCCCTGACTCTGGTTTTCCAGACTCTGGTTTTTCCACGATATGGATATCTCCACTCGTGGCGGTCTCCACTCGTGGCTTTTTCGGACTGTGGACTGTTTGGGGTGTGTTTGTGGGGTGTTTGGTATCTGTTTCGCCCTTTGCGGTCTGTATAGGTGCGTGCTCAAATATGTCCCAGGTGCAACGTGTAAACCTTCCGAGGCTGTCCTTGTGTCGATTGATGACCACATACCCAGCAGCCTGAAGCTCCTGCAGCATGCGAAGGATGACACTCTTCGAGGATCCTGTACTCTTTATGAGTCCACCGAGTGAAAAACTCCAATCATCCGGGAAGCTCAAAAGGTACGCAAGGAAGCCACGAGCCTCCCATGACAGATTTACATTATGAAGCACTGCATTGTCGATCATTGTATAGTGCTCATTATGTTCCTGTCTGTTTACCATCTTTGCAACCTCCGACAATGATCTCGGCCTTCTTCAGGACGTTCTCGAGCGTTATGATCGACTCTTTAACCGGGAGCGGTCCGTCTGACAGCCTCAGGACTGTCTTGGCGCCTTTGTCCTTGTATATCTGATACTTCGATCCATCCTTGAGTTCCTGAAGTGCCTGGATGTCTTCAACGTTCAAAATGATGCGCTCGTTGAAATTGATGCCGTGTACTTTTATAAACATGTGTCTTTTTCCTCCGGTTCTTCGTAGATAACGACTTCGTTGATGATGCCCTCGCATCCTGCCCAGTCATCGGCGTAGGTGATGCGCAGCTGCTTCTCGATCACTGCCCCGGTTCCCTGTGGGTAATAGCGCACGACGAAGCCATAGCTGTCTGTGTTACCCTCCGAGTTCTCTCTTGCCAGAACTGACAGATCGCAAATAATGGGATCGTTTCCGAACGCTCTGAGAGCCTTCGCAATATGGTGAGCTGCTTCCCTGATCTCTGTCTCGAGGATCTTGTTCTTCATGAGCCTGCCCTCCTGCTGCTGATTTCCGGGCCTGATATCGCAGGCATATCTGACTTCGGTTTGATGCTGATGTAAATGTATTCCTGACCAAAGTAGTGGCAGATCTTCGCCACGGTCTCGATGCGTGGACTTCTGTAACCCTGCAGCCAATAGATGACTGATTTCCTTTCGAAGCCGATCGCCTTGGCAAGCTGCTGCTCTGTGACCTTGTTGCTCTTCATCATGTACTCGAGCCACTTCGCAAAATTTGCGTCAGCACATACTGACTCGATGGTCTGGTTGTCTAGATAGCTTTTTCTCATGTCTCCGGTCCTCCCTGAATTGCCAGCCTGATCTTGCCCACGACGTCCTCATATGATTCGACTGTGCAGATAACTCCCTCCGATGAGAAGATGAGCGTCTTCGCGTTCTTTTCTTCTTCAATTAAGTGACTGGGTGCAAATCTTGCGCCGGGAACGACCTCGCAGACCTTCCTGATGTTGGCGGTTCTGAGCAGAAGGCGCTCATTGTGTACGCCCAGGACTTCAATGAAGCCCTCGATCGGCTGCACGATCCTCTCGATCTTGACCACAGGCGTGCCTGTCTTCATTTCCTCGAGCTTCGGGCGGAAGTCTGCAGCGAGCTCTTCAGAAGTTACGCGTTCGCGTACTTTAGTGATGCGTTCGCTGACATTTGTCTGCGTTTGCGGAGTTTCTTCCTGCTTTGGCTTGTCGACCTTGACGGGGAAGTTAAAGCTCTTGCCGTTCATGTTCTCGGCTATTGCCAGGACGTCAGGCATGAGTTTGCCGTTGATCTTCAAATATCTGGCTGTCTCGCACTCGGTGCGCTTGATGTTCTTGACGAGCTTCAGGATCCTGCCGCCTTTATCGTGATACTCGCAAGCGAGGCCGTCCTTCATCTTGATCTGTCCGCCTTCTACCCAGATGCGTACATAGTCCGAATTCGTGAAGAGCTTCCAGCTGTAATGTCTAAATGTGATATAGATCTGGTCATTCATTCCGACCGTCACAGTGATGTCCTTATCACTGTAGTTTTTTCTTTTTTCGAATAAAGATATCTGTGCCATTCAAATCTTCCTCCCAAATTAAACGTAATAAGCGACGCCCACGGTCTTGGCTCCTGCCTTCTCGGGATCATCGAGATAGAGCTCACCCTTGTAGAGATATCCGCAAGTAAAATCGATATGAGCCTCCGAGCATCTGAAAAACCTTTTGCAATACTTCATGACTTCGTCATAGTCCGCGTCGATCTTGGTTACGATGTACTTCTTAACTCTGTTCTGGCTGGTTAAACCTTCATAAATCTCAAACTTTGCCATTTTCTGATTCCTTCCTTTTAGTGTGATATCTGCAGCTGTGTGACTTCCGGACAGGTCTGGGATGATTTATAACGACGTTACAGATTCCGTCATTCAAAAAGACCTTTTTGCTATGCTCGTGGAAGTGTATGCAGCTCTCGCAGTAATTGATCTGTTCCATAACTCAAAACGGTGTGAAGAGGTTGCCTGTCTCGATGCTCCTGCGGTCGAGGATCTCAACGGTCTGGGGCTGTCTCTTCTCTTTCTGGAGCAGTTCGAGCTCCATCTTCACCCTTCTGTTATCTTCCTGAAGTTCTCTGATCGTCTGCGCGTCAATAACCAGTTCCAGGATCATCCCGATCAGGAACCCGACCGCCAGCGCTCCGATGATGTAGATAATTGTCAATGCTGTCATAAATTGCCTGCCTTTCTTCTTCTGTCATGCTTAAATCTATGTAAGTAACCAGGTAAACCGATTCGTATCTGGTCGGGAAGTTATTGACCTCTTCCATGGTCTCGACAAAACAGTCGACATGATGCCCTTTTACTGCGCTCCCGGTGTCCTCTGCGATGTATAGCTTTCTGTTATCCGGATCATCAGGATCCCCGACCAGAAGGATGTCGCCAAAACTGTGATAGTTTCTATCTATTGCGCATGTGGTCGGCTCGTCCCATTCCTCCGAGTAGTGAACCTCTTCGCCTGATGCCGTGATCCTGCAATATGTCTCTTCATCTGAATAACCAGTGATGAAATACGTCCCAAGATATTCAAATTCGAGAACGATCGAAGTCTGTCCGCAGGGCATTTCTGACTTTGTCCTTATCAGGTGGAGCTTGGGCGGAGGGAGTTCTCTGTCATGGATCCACCAAGGTATTGAGGGGAAGATCTTCAAAACGAGCTTCTTGTGTTTGGGACCGTCTCCGAATATCAGACCGGAGCAGAAGACCGTCAGAGCTGCCAGGCCGAGGATGATCTTCTCGGCGCGTGAGAGCTTCATTTTTTAACTCCCTGAAGTGTGTAAAGCTCACTATTGCCTTCGATGACTGCCCTCAAGTTTTCCGGAAGTCTGAACCCAAACGAGAAAAGTGTCGAATAAAAGGACTGATGTGCTCTTAACGTTGCGCCGCTCTTCACGAGGTCATAACTGACGAGCTTGTTCCTATAGGACAGCGCCAGCTCATACCAGACTTCGAGGAAGATCTTTTTGAGCGGATCGCTCTGCTTGTAAACTGCTCCGATGTTGAGATCTTCGTGGATCAGTGTCCTGACGTTATAAATGTGTTCGAAGTTCATTATCGTTGACTGGTTCTTTTCCAGTATTTCGATGCAGTTCTTGAGCTTGTTCTTATATGCGGTCAGCTCCAGGGCGTGGATCTCTGCCTGAGTGAGTTCCAGGATAAAACGAAGATATTCGTCACAGATCTCTGCACGGGCGTGCTCGAGTGCCTTGGCCTGTTTGTCGATTGCTTCCTGTCTCAGTTCTTCCTTTGTCTTGCCCTTTTCCTTCTTCTGCGCTTTGGTGATCTTCATCGCGAAGTCAATGCCGCGATAATTATGCTTATAAACAACGTTATCCTTTTCATGAGCTTCAGCTGCGTCTCTGATACGCTGGACGTTTTCCTCTGTATAGTCCTTGAGCGCGATGCTGCCATAACCAAACTCTGGAAGTCTTTCATAGTCAGAGCCTACGAACCAGCCACGATCGTCTTCCTTCCAGCCGACTTCGTCGAGAACTGCCTTGTATTTATTGAAATTAGTTTCAAGTGTCAGCTCTTCAAGATATTCGTCGACCTCATAAGCAAGGTCTTTGGAACTGTCTACGCTTTCAAGGATCTCGTTGCGCTTCTCTACGTCCTTGATCTTGCTGAGCTTCATGAAGTCAGCGATAGAGAGCTGGAAGCGTTCAGATGCTTCTCCGAGTGTCTCCTCGTCGAGCTTGTTGATCTCGAGCCTTGACTTGATCGTCTTCTCTGAAAAGCCTGTTTTTTCTGCTATGGTCTCGACTGTGTCGCCGAGGTCGAGCATCATCTGGAAACCACGAGCCTGCTCGATATAGGTCAGATCTGAGCGCTGGATGTTCTCGCAGAGCATAATGCCGACCTGTTCCCTGTCGCTGAGTCCTTCGGCTATGACACAAGGCAACTCTGTGAGGATCCCCTCCGATGCTGCGAAACGTCTGTGGCCGATCAGGATGCGGAAATGTTCAAGTGTGTCGTCTGTGGGTATAACGGTCAAGTTCTGCATGATACCGTGTTCACGGATGGACTCCCTCAGTTCCTCCAGATCTCCGAGATCCTTGCGAGGGTTATCCGGATGAGGTTCGAGCTGTGACCTGTTCAAATAAATGATTGATGATTTTGTTTTTTCTTTCATGTCAAACCTTCCTCAAATAAATCTGTTCTTTGCTTTGCCTGTCCGATCAGGAGCTTCTCGCGTTCTGTGAAACCTTTGCGCAGTGCTTTCTTGACATAGGACTGGCTTCTGTTGATGACGTCGGCGATCTCCTGGGTGTTCTTGTAAACCTGATACAACCGGGGAAACCTGACCGAGTCCGGTCTCGTGGTCTTCATGTTTTCACGCTTTCCGTTGCATTATTTGCAACTGTGTGCGGAAAAAAATAGAGTGGTATCTCATCAGCTGGAATTGATAAAACCGTCACGGCCTTCTCTATCCTGTCAGCCTTCCAGTTTCCACTTGTTAACATCCTCGACAAAACGGAAGGATCCACGCCGATGGCCTTGGCGAAGGCTGCGCGAGTCTCAAACTTTTCGTCGATTTTCTTCTTTAAGTCTTCCATGATTGCCTCCTCTCTTGTTTTTGTGTTGCATTATTTGCAACTGATTAGAATGTATCACTCTGTTGCTTTTTATGCAACGGCAAAATTGCATTATTTGCAATTTGTAATATTCCTGCAATATAATGATGGGGAAGGTGGTAATTAAATTATGAAAGACTTGTATATTATCAAAGACAGATTAAACACGGCTATGAAGCTCCGGGGTATGACAGCGACGGAACTGTCGCAGAAGACCGGACTAAATAAGTCATCTGTGTCGAGATATCTCTCCGGCTCCGTAATTCCCAGATCGATCGCGATTGGTAAGATGGCGCAAGCTCTTCATGTTAGTCCTGCGTGGGTGCTTGGCTACGATGTACCAATGGAAGACGGCACTCCGTTCGTCCATGTCGACATGGATAAACTGACACCCTCAAATCAGGACAGACTGATGTCTTATTATCAGGCGCTTCTCGATTCCCAGGAGGAAGGACATGGCAACACCTAAGTGGAATAAACAGAGGAAGCTCTGGATCATCCAGGGCCAAAAGAATGGAATAAAAAAGTCCTTTTATTCGTCCACTCCCGGAATGAAGGGCAAGCGTGAAGTCATCGACCTTTATGATGACTGGGTCGAGTTCGGAGGTGTGCAGAAGATCACAGTCGAGAAATGTGTCGAGCTGTACCTCCGAGACATTGAGGCGCGCCTCGGTCGACGTGATACATACAGAGAGACAGAAATATACACCCGTCTGTATGTCCTTCCTACGCTCGGCCGCTGTAAAATGAATAATTTATCATTGAGAGACTGGCAGGCTGTCCTGAACGAAGCCAGACCGCAAAAACACCCATCTGGGAGCCTGAGCGTAAAGACACTCACGCATCTGCGTGCAGTTTTGACTGGTCTGCATCGTTTCGCATATGTTAATTACTATTGTGATGACTGGCGCGGCTCTCTTTATATTCCCCAAGGACATCAAAAAGGTGTCAGGCAGATCCTGCAGCCCTCCGATATTGCGAAGCTCTTCGATCCGGTGCGCTGTAGTGCATTGTGGTACGTTAATGCGTTCCGCATCATGCTGCTCTGTGGACTCCGTCCGGGTGAAGCTCTGGGACTGCAGGAAGGTGATATCGTTGACGGTGTCCTTTATGTGCAGCGAGCTATCAATGACCAGGGCGAGATCACGGAAGGCAAGAACCGGAACGCAAAGCGCGCCATCCCCCTGCCTACACTTGCGAAGACGATCATCAACGAGACGATCGCCCGGAACCATAAAAAGAACTTCGGGAATCCGTGGATCTTCCCAAACACTGTCGGAGCTCCTGCATGTCAGGACAGCGTCAGGAAGCAGTGGAACCGATTGAAGGCAGAGCTGGGGATCCCCGGAACGTTGTACTCGCTCCGTCATACTTTTGTGAGTATCGTATCGAGCCAGACGCACCTCGCAGAGGGAACTATCAAGGAACTCGTGGGTCACTCCCAAAGCATGGACACGTTCGGAACATACAAGCATGCAGTCAAGGGTGAGCTGGAGACAGCTGCGGAAGTTATCAACCTCACATTTGAGCGCCTGAAAACTGCGGAAAATTAAAAGTCAAGTAAAAAGTCAAGTACAGAAAAAATAAAAGCCCCCGAAAGCCTTACAGCTCGGGGGTTTGTTTTGGTGGGGCTGGTGGGACTTGAACCCACTGCTGTTAGTTCACCCGTGGACTGAAATAGTCCAAAAACATTGTAAAATAGGGCTTTCTTGATTTCAAGCCTTGAAACTGTCCGCCCAGAAAAACA